ATAGATCCATTAGCGAGCTTTGCAGGTAATCCTATAGGTTCTGTAACTAATAAATTAGAAGATGCTATTACAGATTCTGGTGTTATTAGCGATAGGTGGAAAGAGTTTGATTCAAACGATGATGGTTTCCTTGGTTTCTTTGAAGCCGTTGGCAACCCTGACTATGGTAAAGATTGGTTTGGTGGAGGCAAATTAGGTTGGACAGCGCATCATATTATGGAACTAGGTGGGTTAATAGGTAGTGATCCAATTTCTATAGTTAGTCTTGGTGCAGGTCATGTAGCTAAAACTGCTATTAGGCAGATGTCTACAGCTCTCGGTGTTTTAAATAAAGAGGCAGGGGGAGTGGCTAAATTATGGATAACTTTAGGAGATGATGCTGCATTAGCTCAATCTAAAGCAGTTCGTGCTGCACAGCTTGTCGCACAAGGATTTAATAAAACACCTATAAAGAACGCTACTGCAATGGACAAGCAGATAATAAAGGATCTGCTACATTTCGCAAGAGCTGGAGATGATGCGGTAGCTACGTTAGGTAGCAAAGGTGGTTATCAAAAGGTGCTGCTGGACGCTACCGCTAAACAAAATAAAAAGATAGCTAGGTCTGCGGAACGTGTAATGAAACGAACAGGTGGCGGTATTTTTGCCACTTATCCAAGTGTTTTCGCAACAGGAAAAGGCATAGGGGTAGTAGACCATTTGGTGCCAGGAACTAGAAGGTTGTATCAATGGACGAGATCAGCAGGCTATAAGCATGATACTTGGGAAGCTGTCGTAAAGTATATACCTTCAATAGGTACTGCTACTACAAGGGGAGTAGCTCACGGCGCAGCACGGATCCAAACAGGAGCTAAAGGATTCCATGATGTTCGTACTCAGTTTGATAAAGCTAATAAAATTATAGAGATTTTAAGAAAGGGAGCTAATCAAGAGGAAGTAATTGATGATTACATTTTCCAAACGTTAGGAGATGTACCAGTAACTGGCCCGCAATCTGTTACTAGGGGAGTAAGCGACCTTGGACTACCTGAATCATTCGGTATAGAGGATTTCATAAAGGTAATTAAGACAACCGACGAAGAAGCTGCAAAAATATTAAGGTTCTTTGAAGACACTGGAATTATCACTCTTGACACACCAGTGATTGGTATTCAACGTGGTGCCAATGTTAAGTGGAGATGGGTAATGGACACAGGTGAGGTGACTACGTACAGCAATGCTTCTGATCGCCTGTTGGGTATGCGGAATATTATAGATCAGGCTCGTCGTGATGGATTTAATAGCCTTGATGAAGTAGCTACGTCTTTAAACGCTGGGCTTGAAACTGCATGGGCTCCAGCGCATGTTGACACTGTTGTTGAAATGGGCTGGAGGCCTAGAGGCGCTCCAGAAACATGGATACAGCAACGTAACGCTGCATTTATGGAACGTGCTCCAATTAAAGCTTTAAAAAATATGCAGGAAAAGGTTTCAACTTTTCATAAAGCTGGTAGTGCGCAAGTATTTAACGCAGATGAAGCTCGTGCATATTCTTCGATGGCTGTCAAAACAGCACAAGCTAATGTAGAAACTACAAAACAAATCTTAACTCGCCATTTCGGTAAAGTTATATCTGCTTTAAAGAAAGCTCGTCCTGAATGGACAGACGAAGAGATACGTGAAGTTGCAGGGAGGATAGTCAATACGTATAAGAGCGCTGATAATAGGAATAAAGCTATGTCGGCACTTAAGAATGAATACAGTCAAGGACCTCGTGATACTGCATTTTTAAATGAAGTAGAAGCTTTTAGCAGAAATCTTGATGTCATGTCGCAGGAATGGGATGACTGGTTAAGGATGGTGAAAGGGGCTGAGTACTCTAAGAAGGAACCTCGCAGGTACATGCCTCGAAGGGTTGATACTGAAACAACTCAGATGGTTAATGATTGGCTGGCAGCAGGAAACGAAATAGGGCGTAAGTTATATAATGATTTGACAAATCGAGATGAAGTTTTCAGATATATGCAAGAATCTGATGATTTCATAAAGATGTCTAAAACATTTGGTGGAAAAACAGAAGCAGAACAATTGGAGTGGATGCGTAAGCAAGCTGAAGCTTACGTTAACTTTATTAAAGAAAACAAAAAGGTTGGTTTAGGACGATTCGGAAAAGCTAAAGCTGCTTTTGGAAGAATGCCTGACGAAAAGAAACTCACGACGATGATAGATGCTAACAGCAGCGGACATTTAAGCGCTCGTGTTTTCTTAGCTGACGTTGAAAACGTTGTTGAAGTGAATAAAGTGATGCGTGAAATACTGGAAAAAGCTGCTGAACGGCACGTTAAAGCAGGCAATAGTGATTGGGCGATAACTAATTTTTATTCTGTTGATCCTGTGGATCAATGGATGCGTTATGTGCGAGGTAATAATGACGCTATTTTAATAAATGATTTAACTTTGAACTTGCAGAAACTTCAAATCATGGATGATGTGGGGTATGGGATAACTCATGGAGGAGCGTTTGATCCAATAGATGTTGTCCCTCCTCCTCCTAGGCCACCTGCTGGTCCTGCTGCTGGTCCTCCACCAGCTCCGCTTGTACCAAAAGGAGCTCCTACGTGGTCAGATGAACACCTTCCTCCACCGGCAAGAAAACTTACTCCTGAAGAAGAAGCAATGGATGCGTTTGATGCGGCGAAGTTTAGAGATGAAGTTGGTTATGGGCCTCCAATGCCCAATACACAAGCAGGCGAAAGCGCAGCAAAAGCTATTAAATATTGGGAAGATGTAGTCGCTAAGACAGAAGTTCAATTAGAGAAAGCAATAGCAGAAGGTGGACCAATATATAAAAAAGGAACTAAAGGCGCAGCTAATATGAAAGCACTTGGCCTTAGAGACAAGCTCGCAAACTCTAAGAAAAAATTAGAGACATACAAAGGAGCCACAAGGCGTGTTACTGAAGCTAAGAAAAGAGATACAGAACGTGTGGCTGAATTAACTGGTGTAGATACAACAACTGATCCTGCTGTACTACGTGCGAAACAAGAAATAGAAGAAATAGAACTATATCAAAATACAGGGCACTTAATATATAAGAGGCCAGATAGCACTTTTGTTGACGACTTTGACTTTGAAAGATTTGCAAATAGCGATACTCCATTCGCTAAAGAAGTTAGAAGGATGCTTGATGAATCGCCAGTTGAAGGTCATATAGCTGATCCTAATAAGACTTGGAGATCTAAAAACCTTAGAAAATTTTCAGAAAAACGTTTAGCTGACCTTGAGGAACAGTTAGAACAAGCTTCTAAAAAGTTACCTGAAACGTTACCAGAACGTGAAGTAGTAGTTAAACAGCTCACAGCTAGACAAGAAGTCGGAACTAGAACAAAAGCAGCCGTTACTGATCTTGACCAACGAATACCTACAGGCGCTAAGCTTCACGAGTTACCGCTTGAAGATAGAAAAATAATTGAACACTGGATTAGGAAAGCTCGATTCGCACTCTATAAAGAAAAACCAGCAGTCCTGTCAACTTCAGAACCTACCCCAGGTTCTTTGTTGAATGTACAACGTGGTACCACTCAGCCAAAAGGCGAACTAGTAACTTCAAAACAAATCGCTGCTGCTGATAAAGCAGCTAGAGGAACCGACGCTGATCTTGATCCTACAAAGCTGGTTGACATGGCGAAGGATGGGCGAGGCCAAACCTTCCCTTACATCAATCATCCTGAAGCGCCAGAAGCTGCAATCACAATGCAATCACATTTGGACTTAGCTGACGATATTATAGAAACAAGTCAGTTAGGGCAATTGCCAGTTAAACCAATTTTAGATGACGCATTCAAAGACATTAATGATCAGCTTGGCAGGATCGCTAGAGATTTAAAAATTGCCAAAGACACTACTAAGGAATTTAATCCAAGTTCTCTTTATCAAGGAAAACGAGGAACTCGCCGAGGTATTAATACGAAACAAGAAGCAGCAGGTACTGATGAAGCTCTACTCGCCATGGAAAAACAAAGGCTAGTTGACAAGATAAAGAACAATCTTATCCATAGCAAACCCATTGTTAAAGAAGCAGATGGCGTAGTTCAAGAAGCTACAGTTAATTTAAATGCGACACAAGCTGTAGCCAACAGGCAAACTCAGCTACATAAAAGTTACGCTAGAAGGTTCGGCACTGAAGAAGGTTCTCCTACTGCTATATGGACTCCAGATGAACAAGCTAAAGGAGTTATCCCACAACGAGGGCATAAGGCATCTAATACGTTTGAAGGGCAAGAACTGGATCTTCGTGGGCCACAACCTAATATAAATGATTTAAGAGATCCGTTGCCGATATCTGACCATAAGTTAGATAGGGTAATATCGGGTGGTCAGACAGGTGCTGATCGTACAGGTTTAGAAGTGGCAGCAGAGATGGGAATCCCTACTGGTGGGAATCCTTCGTTAAATGCATATGTTAAATCAACTGGGAAGCAAGTATTTAAAACTGGTGAAGATGTTTCAGTAGTGCCTTATGTGGTGCATAAGGATACTGTTGGTAAGACTGTTCCAACTAGGAAAAATCTTTTTGGGGATAAAGGCCCTGAAAAATTTGTTCAAGTTACCAAGAATGCATATAACAACAGGGAGCAGATGTGGTTAACTGATCAGTCTTTAAAGCATTATATGGATCCGCCAAATACAAAATTAGGTTTTGGTTATCCTGCACGTACTGCAAGAAATGTTATTGATGCTGACGCTACTGTCATTATAGATTTGCAAGCTTTTGACCCAAGTCAAATTAGTAAATCACAGTTCTTTAATAAGATAACAGGTGGTCGTAAACAAGCAGAAAATTGGACTCCGACACACAAGAACAGTACTAATGTGGGTGTGGATACACGGACGCTTATTTCTCAAGAGGGATCAGAGTATTCAGGGTTGTATCCTGCTGGTTCAGGTTCGCAAGACACAATTAGGTATGCTAGGGGTGAATATGTAGATGCGAATTTTGATTATGGTGCAAGGAAAGCAGGAGTTACTGATCCGAGTACAGGCAAAGTAGGTAAGGAATTACCTACTGTTGGTAATATTCAAGCGAATGAATTAACTAGACCTGTCCTTGTATTGAAAGATTCAGATCCTCAGTCTTTACGATGGTTTCATGAATGGTTAAAAGAACATAATGTTAAGACTTTAAATGTAGCTGGTAACGCAAACGTTGGGCAGAACGCACGTGAAATTGTTCGTGTCACACGTGAAATTATGGAAAGTTTAGAGCCAGTTAAAGTAGCTGCTGTCAGGGAAGCAGATGTAATCCCTATTCGTCCTATTGCTAAGCCACAAGTTTCACGAAAGTTATTGCCAGATGTAGAAGTAAAACCAAATATAAAAACAACTTCAATTGGGGCGAAAATAAAGAAAGCTACTAAGCCTAAAGATAAGTCCAATTATAATTTTTGGGATGATTGGTTAGAAGATAAGTGGTTTAAAGATACGATTTGGAAAGGGGGAAGGCATCACTCAGCGTGGTTCGGTGATCAACCTTGGTCTTATGTAAAGGGTACTCCAGCGCATCCTGCAAGACCAATAGCTGGTTATCCAGAGCTGGTTGAGTTAGCTGATCAAGTTGGCGCACAGATGGGCTACCCTAAAGGGTATTTCAACAGCGTTTTGGTCAATAGATACAAAGCAGGTATTGGCGAATTTGAATTAAAATCGGCAAAGGCTGGTGAAACTGTTGAAGATTTGAGCAAAGGATTAAAACCTCATAGGGATGCTGATGAGATCTTTGAATTAGCTAAAGGTGATAAAGCTGCTGGTCATAGTCCAGTGGCAACAATAACGTTTGGTGGAGAAGCGAAGATAAATATTGGAAAAGAGAAAACCAAGAACCTTCATCGAATTAAGAACGTTGAAGATAGTTTTACTGTAGGCAATAACGATATCTATGTTATGCCAGGCGGTGATTTTCAAACCAAGTATTTGCATCAAGTGGATCATGTAAGCAAAGACCCAAGGATAAGTTTTACTTTCCGAAGGATAGGTGCTTGGGGTGAAGGTGGCGCTAAAGAGATAGTAGAAGGTCCTACTACTTACATGCCTCATACCTATTACATGAGCAAAAAAGCTGCGAATGTCCCTACAGGTGGAGAGGCAGCTATCAAATGGGTGCAAGAGGGAAGCCGGAAATCAACAATACGTTCAAAAAGTTATTTAGATGAAAACTTTAAAGACCTTGAAGTCGGAAGCGTGATCGCTATGGGCGATGAGAACAATCATGTTTTTGTTAAGGTCACTGAAGTCAGGAGATTGAGAGACGGCTGGACTAAAGATAAGAGAGTATTGGCAGAACTTTCTGAAACCGAGCTTTGGAAACCAAATGAGATAGCAAGAAAAGTTTATAAAGGCGGAATTGAGAAACCTAATAACCCACGTTATTATATTAAGTTTGAAAAGATTGGTGAAGATGCTGTACCGAGACAACCTGTAGAAACTAAGGCAGGGCGTTTAGAAGGCAAGGCAAAACCTGCTGATAGAATGACTGCAGATGAAATAGAAATGGAATGGACTCAGTTAGGTGGGCATGTAAGCGACCTTAAATCAAGGGTAGCTGCGCCTAGAAGCCCATGGGAAAGCAGGGTAACTCAAGCTAGGCGAGAACTTGACCAAGCTAAAAAAACTAGAGACAAGCTTGTAATGGAAGCAGAGGAAGCAACCAATGAGGAACTTGCTAAGATTGCTGGTTTAAAATCGACTGATCTTGTTGACGGTAAATGGAAGATACGACCTAGCGAAGTAGATGTAGCTCCGCCAAACGCTAAAGAAATAGTTGAACAAGCTCAACAAATGGGGATACCCAATACTAAAAAGTTAGGAGAACATTTACTTAAGGGCCAAGAAGGTACTGACGTTGTGCCTCTACTTAATAACGTTATCGAATGGGTCACTAATAATTTTCCTGAAATCGCTAAGCAAGCTCCTAAGAAAGTCGTTAAACATGTAAAGGATGACGCACGTTTTGTGACACATAATGTTAATGCGAAGCCTATCAACATAGTAAAGGGAAAAAGAACTGGACGGTTCGCCCCCTTATCGCAGGAGGCTTATAGGCCCTTTAAATTTAAGCCACGTAGTATGCAGCATGGTGGTGAAATAGTGGAGAGAGAATTTTTAAGTGTTCAACATGCTTATCAATCATTAAAGTCAGGGCGTTTTAACGAAAAAATCTATAAGAAATACAACGGAGTTGGCGCTAGAGGAACTACGCCCGATAGTTGGCCTAAATATAAACCTACGGTAGATCAAAACAAACTTCTTAAGATGACATATCAAAAGAATGATTGGAACATCGAACTAATGGAAGACATTATGAGGGCTTCCATAAAACAAAATGATGATATAGCGAAACTCCTTGACGAAACAGGCGACTCTCCATTGACTTACATACTTAAGAAGCAAGGCAAGCAAGTAAAGGAGAATATTTGGACTGAGAAATTTCCTGAAATACTACAAAAAATACGTGCAGAAAGAAGACTAGATAAAGTACAAAAACAAACTGCAGAATCAGTAAAAGATCCATTAAAGATAGCTAAAGAAGAAGGGACAATTATTGGGGGTGGAAGTTTTGGTTGGGCTGACCCAATGCCTCCAATAAATGCAGAAGCAAGAGCAAGACTAAAAGCTACCTATGGGCAAGGAGGAAAACAACAACGAGCACTAGTAGCAAGGCCAGGCGCTGTAGAAGGTACCTTCACATACCCTCAAGGGGGCAAGGGTGACTTCGTATTCCAATGGAAATCTTATCGTGACAATACAGTCCAGACGTTAAAAGGAAGAAGCATGGAAGATCTTGAAAGATCGATACTTGCAAATGATGAACTTTCAAAGTACACCATTCACCACGTCGGAGGGGAAAAAGGCGCTGTCCTAATAGATAGTGAAATATCTGAAATGATCACAAGAGATGTCTTGCCTCGTATCAAAGACGGCTACATGGCTGAAGGCATGGGAAATATCATGCATCAATTCAATACAGCATGGGCAGCTTACGCAACCGTGCCGTTAGTAGCAGGCATTGGATTCCATGCTAGAAACCATGGGGGCAACTGGTTCAATATGGTGCTCGCAGGATTTAGAAACCCTAAGTACATTCATCAAGCAATGAAGTACCAACGGCTTAATTCTGTGGTACATGAACACCAAATAGAAAAATTTATTACCCAATACAATGACGCAGTTGATGATCTAGTTAGGGTAGGTGGTAGAAATGTTGGAAAAGAAAAAATAAAACTCACCAAACATGAAGCAAAGATACTCAAACAACTCAACCACAATGCTGTATTAAATGGATCGTTCTTTAAGGACCTTCAATATGATAGGAACATCTTTTTAAGCGCAGCAGGAACAGCTAAAACAAAACGTGCAAGAAATCTATTGGTAAACAATCCAGTTATTAGAACTGGTCAAAAATTTGGGCAAGCAATAGAAGACAATGCACGTATAGCATTGTACCTTGATGGTGTAGAAGCGAAAGCTTTAACTCCATTCTTGGCAGCTTCAAGAGTCCGTGAATTTCTTTTTGACTACGGAGATTTAACAGCGCAAGAATTAATGGTTAAGAATAACTTAAGTAGGTTCTATACATTCATGCGTAAAAACACAGAACTACAAGCACGAATGCTAATGGAAAGTCCAGGCAATACAATTAATTTACAACGCACTACTGAATCAATCGTTAAAGCCCTACTAGGACCTTCCGACGAGTGGAGAGAACGATTTCTCCCTGATTGGACAAAACAAGTAGGTCGTGTAATAGGTGCAGGAGGAGTTGTTACCGGACGTTTTGAAACACCTGCGATTGCTGCTCTTGAAACCGTTGAACGCCTTGCTACTATACCTGCATTGTTACCGATAATAAAAGATGGGATGCCAGAATACCTCACCGGATATGACCCTGCAACAGGGAAGCATGACTGGCGTGGGCGAGTTAACGAAATGACACAGATGCTTTCCGGCGGTACTGTATCAGCGGTTAATTATTTACAAGAATACCAGACAGGAAGAAGTCTATTCACTGGAGCAATACTAGAACCTGGCTGGCAGAACGAATTAATGCGGTTCGTTAACACAGGTATCCCTATAGTTGGTAAGACAGTAAGCACGTTTGAAAAGTTAGGATTAATAGATTGGGCTAACAAACATACACCATTTGAGATAGATATTAGTGTCGTAGCAGACCATCAAAAACTTCAGGCAGAATTAGAATCTGAATTAACTGCAAGAGAGCGAGCTTACTTTAGAGCGCTTGGAGTATTTTTTGGTATAGAAACTTATTTCTTAGATGCTGATCAACAAATGAGAATGGTCGGTAATTTCAGAACTGAATGGAACAAAGTATTAAACGAAGCTGAAGAACATGGCATTGACGTACCTACAATGGAGGAACTTAGAGAACATGGAGCATACTCTGAAGCTGATTCTTTCTTAACAGCCATGTTCTACTCCGCAGATCCTATCCGTGCACTAGAACGTGGCCTTCCTGCAGAAGCTAGAAGGGTAGTTACTGAAGGGTTCGGTATAGATCTACTAGAAACATACAAAAATGCGAAAACAGATGAAGAAAAATGGGAAGAAGTGCAAACTGCTTTAGAGATGACTGAAATGATTATTAATAAAGACACCCCAGAAGGAGCGCCACGTAAAAAATTAAGTGATCAAGATATACTTAATATCGCTTTAGCTCATCCAGCTTTTGGATTTGGTGTTGATGAATTAGAAGCATTTGAAATAGAGGGCTTTAGAAAAAATGTTTGGGACAAAGACGAAACGTCCGAAGAAAACTTAAGAGTATCTGAACAGCATCTTAGCTACATGTTTGATCAACTAGGGATTAACTGGAGCTATGCTATGGATCTGCGTCCACGAATCACACAAGCTGAAAGATTCTGGAGAGATGGTGTAGAAAGAGGCTACTCGACCAACGAAATCTTCCTCGAATGGGTAGATGACATGTCAAGACAAACTAAAGGAGAGCTTTTTGGCACAGAAACACTTGACTACTGGAACTTAGATAAGTTCACAAGCAAAGAAGACCTTGACAAGTTAAACGATAGATTGCGAGAAGATATCGCTACGGTAACAATCGCTTCGTTCATAATGGGAATCAACCCGACACAAGAAGACATCATGTACTTCATGGTTTACGGTAAAGATAGGTTAACAAACTCACAACGTAAAGCATTAGGACTTCCGCTTCCTAAACGCATACCAGATAGAGAAGATCCAAGAACTGCTAACGCAATTAACTTAGATACGCTATTAAAGACAGAAGCTATTCAATCCTCAATGCCTTCTGCGCCACCAGCTTCGCTCATAGCAGGCTGAACTTCTATAATTTCAGCTTCCATTAATTGATTCTGATCCCTGCGTTCTTTAAGGGTGCCTATAAGTTCACGGATAGTATCTGTAGCTTCAAGGACATGAGTGTGTGTAGTCTCAACCTCAAGCTTTGCAGTTCTAGCTTCACGAGCTTCACGTCTACGCTTAAGAGAACGATACTCCTTGATCATAGAAGAATCACCAGCTACCGCCATCTCACGCATACGTCTCTCAACCTGATCAAAGGCAGCTTCTTCGGCATCTAACATTTGTTCAGCAAATTCAGGGTCACGTTTTTCATGACGGCGTAAAGTTTCTACCGTAATACCTGCCTCACCACAAGCCTCAGCTCTAGTTTTACCAATAGCAATTGCCATTAACAAAGTACTACGTGTCTTAGGATCATCTAAACGAGGTTTCATTCCATCACCTTGCTATAGTCAACTACATATACTCTTCGTTGCTTACCATTATAGAATACACGTTCTTTACTAGCGCCAAGATGATCTTCTAGCCATCTACCAAAAGCTGTGTGTTTCTCAAAAGGCAACGGAAGCTTAGGGCCCCAAGGGGCATTTTGTATACGCATTAATTCAATAGTTGATATGCCTATTTTGTCTTCATCTTCTAATGTAAAGACAGCTCGTTCTTCTGATTCATATGCCCAGCGTATTAATTCTAAAATAGGATTCTCTTCAGTAGCTACCTTTGCATCACGCAATGCAAGGTCCAACGAAAGCTCAGGCAATTCCCAATTAGTATCTAGATCGTCAACAAAATGAGTTAACAATTCGTAACCATAATGTAATATTTGAAAGTTATGTCGCTGCCTAGGTGACAGATCTTCAGGCAAATCAACTGCAGGAAGCAACACTTCTGTGGTTAAATATTTTTTATGCAACCAAGAAAGATAATTAAATGCTATTGGGCTTTCCCAATCAAAGTAATCTTTTGCTGCTTTGTTCTTCCCCTTCATAGGGAGATTGAGAATGATTGATCTATCTACATGTGATTTCTCAGACAACGTATCTTCTCCTGTGATAATGATTGGAGTATCAGTAAGGATTTGTGTCACTTCAGCTCGATTAGAACTCATAGAACCTTTTGTAGATACTTGACCTGTGTAAGCATCACGTAATAATTGATCTAAAGTTTTTCTTGTATCGTCTCTAGCGCCTGGCCTATACTCATCAAACCATACAGGGAATCCATTAGATGCCATAAAGTGGGCAGAGATAGCATATGGTGTGGTAGTTGTCAGGTTAGAAGTAATGTTAGAGCCACTAAAAATATACATCATGATATAAGTTAAAGTAGTTTTACCTGAACCACTTGTCCCAGAGATATGCAAAATAGGAAACTCTTTAAACAATGTTCGTAATGGTGCGACAGCAAGCCAACAAAGTATAGGCATAGTGACATCAGAAATGTGCAGCTCGGTTAATCTCTGAAGTGACTGTGCAGTTTTGGAAGATGTCTTACCCGAAGGGAGGTTAACCTGTGAGGTATCTAATTTAAGCCCAGTTTCTCTCCCGATGTATTGCCAATCTTGATCACCGATAGAACCATTTGACCAAACAAAATCTCCACGGTGCAAACCTACCCTAGTAGTCATTCTACCCACAGGTTTCATTGTAGCCTGACCAAGGAGATATGAACCTAACCTTTGAGCATCGGTAGTGTTACCAAAGAACTGGCGAGTATGTCGCTGCGACCAATCAATAAGTTTCTGAACTGATCTGAAAGTACCAGAAGTGATAGTAGTTTTTCTACCAGTCGGCAGGATAGTACCTTCTAAAGCCCAAGATTCAGAATCTTCCCCAATAAGAAACCTATTAATATCAAAAGCCCAATTAGTAAGTTCAGTACCATGAGAACCATCAGCAGTTAAACGACGATAGATAGTACCAACTTGAGCAACTTTCTGAGGTTCACCAAAAGGCATCTGCCACTCATCAAAAAGATCTTTAATATCATCCTTCTGCATATCAGCAACATCTTTACCTTCAGGCAAAGGAGTTAACGTAACAGTAGCATTATGATCATACAACCACTCAGCTACCTGTGCCCTACCAGAAGTACCAGCAGCATCACCATCAAAAACAATAGCGATATACCTGCCACTCCAAACACTATTCTCATAAATGCCTAACAATTCTTGAACACTTTGATTAGCGCCAGGAAATCCTACAACTACATACTCATCCCCATAAAGATAATCCATAACCCAAGTATCTGATTCACCTTCACAAATAATAACAGGATCACGAGACTCCTTAAGCCTAGCTAAAGCATAGTTAGAACCATACAAAGCCATCTTGGAACCTACACCAGCCCTCTTACCACCACTCTTAGATAACGTTTTATAACCAATGATCTTATGATCAACGTCATAGTAAGGCACCCAAACCATTTCGTTAGCCATAATATGTATACGAAAGGCGGACCGAAGGTACCCTACAGGCGGAAGGCAAGGATGCGTCCGAGAGTAATAGTAATGCCAGCGCTGTGCTGCTACCTCATCGTGATTAGGGTTAGGCCACCTAAATTCACGTTGATTCATAGCAGCAGAAGTATCATACTCTATCCCAGATGCAAGCTGATTAGCGTATAAAACTTTAGCCAAGTCTATAGCTTGATCTGTCGTCCATTTTGGATTGAATCTGAGTATTAAATCTATTGAAGATCCTTGAAAACCTTCAGCGAAATCTCCAACCCTCCACTCATGCGATAACCTACTCCTAAATATATCCAGTGAAGGGTTGGAGTCATTTCTAAAGGGTGAACTATAGCTCAACCTTAAACGTCCTACAATTTCTGGTTCATGACCAAAGTGACTAAGCACGACTGCCGGATGTAACTCCTTCCGCAACGTCTTAGCATTGGCCTGTTTAGCTACGGAAGTTGCTACATCCGGTGTCATGCTTTCCCCCTAAATTAAAATTCCTCTACTCCATTGTCATCAGCAGGAATATAAGTACAACGCAGCCAAGGACGATCACCATCACGGTTCTCTTCAAATGTTGTTTGTACTTTAAACTTTGAACCCATCAAGATAGATTCAATAGCTGTTTCGTCTGGGTCTTTAGCCCAGAAAGTTTCACTAAGATCTGCATTAGCAGCTTCTAATTTAGCGAACGCCATAGAGTTAGCTCTACTATTGGCTGAGAAATAAGTCCCATCCCAAAAACGTTCACCAACATCAGGGCTTGAACCTATTATTTCAAGCCATAAATTAACGGAAGGATAACCGTTCCGTGTTTCTCCGTTGCGAACTTCTACTACAACAACAGTGTAAACGCTACCCTCTTCGGGTTGCCACCGTTCTTGTGCTGTCGAACGCAAATTACTAAATGAAGGCATATCTTACCTCTCACTTTCTTCTCTTGTATTGAGATTTTCTATTATATTTTTAATGGTAGGGTCTACAATGTAACCCTTGGGATGCTTTTCTGCAACTTGCCAAAGCCTACATTTTGCATCTATTAAATCAGTAGGTTCAAAGTGTAACAGAGTACGAAGCTCTCCTTCTTTATCCCTTTGCATTTTCATATAGCCATGAATATCAACAAGGCCAGGTAACCGTTTTCGAATCTGTCCTTCTAATAGAGGGCGCATGTAATGAGCTTCCCTATCAGTAGCAGATATCAGGCAAACATTAATAGGCCTCTTTGCGTTAGGTTCTACTAATGAAAGCAGATCCTCGCATTGCATAAGCATATGATTAAGCACACGATTCCAAGCATGAAAAGTAAACTCAGCATCAGGATTAAAAGCCTGATTAGGTTGCTGCAATTCACGTTTAAGTTTAGTTTGGTACAACGTTAAACTATCTAACGTAAATGTATTAAAAGGATGATCTTCTGTCTTTAAATAATCAATGATGAACTTAACATCATCCTCAGTTTTAATCGGATAAACAACAGTATCCAATGGGGCCTCTGATTGGTCCCAATCTTTCCAAAGCTGTTTACTGCCTCCGAATTTTGATTTGAAAGCAGCGCCCTCAACATCAGCTATTAATCTAGGGCTTGGACCAGTCAACCCGAAGGCTGTCTTACCTGATCCGAAGACCCCATGTATGTGTAAGTAAACTTTTAAGTCACTCATTAAGTTCCTTTCTTATTTTAGATTCATAACCCAGTACTTTTAATTCATATTGCAAAGCCTTAGCTTCATCTAGTGTCAAATAATAATCGTTAGCTTCAAGACCGTCTTTAATCCAAACACTGTAAGTCGAACTACTCATCTGTTCCTTTCTTGTGGTCAATTGACATTACATATTCCCAATCTTGGAGAGCACTCTTAGCCTCACATGCATCATAAAAGCTGCACATTGAGGCACAAGTCCAAGTAGGTGAAGGCAAGTGTAACACATCGTATTCTATACGTGTCATCAAAGAAATAATTTCATCCTTAGCATGTTGGATTCTTGCTTCGTCGAACCTCATCTCATTAAGCTGAACGTAAGGAGGTTTACCCCTTGTGGACTTGATCTTTTTGATACGAAGATGACCGCCCCAAGCAACTGAAAGCCCTTGGTAAGTATCTAAGACAACAGCCATAGCACGCATCTGCCAATCAGCATTCATCGGAGCTTGATCGATAGACGTACCAGTCTTGTAATCAACAATACCTAACGTGTCAGTGACCCGATCACGTACAACAAGATCAGGACGACACCGCAACACGCCAACGTTGTTAATATGGAATGCAAAGTCTTCCTCCATTGACACTATCTCATAGCGATTAAAAAATTTTTCTTGTTCAAACCAATTAAAAGTTTGCGAAGCCATAAACTTAGCATACGGAACGATGTCTGTGTATATCTCCGTCTGAACGTGTTCATTGTCTGTATACCCAGCTATCCAAGAATCGATCTCTTTACTAGCGAGATATGTCGCAGTAGCAGGATCCACATGAGGTCTAGAAGATTTTAATGGCTCCACAAAAATGGGTAAGCCAGTTTCAATAAGGAAATGAACTAATGAACCCAAACACATAGCATTAGCCTTCTTAGGCCCATCATATTCCCAACGCTCTTCACGCTGCCAATTAAACTTACGAGCACAACTACTATACGCAACTAACCCAGTAGCAGATACACTTAATTCATTTTTTATTGAGGACATATTTTTCCAAATCTTCCCAAGCTTCACGCTGTCCACATTCAGAACACACGCTTGTCTTATTATCTCTTCTACTTAACGCCACAAATGGGTGATTCATTTCACCACCACATGCAGGGCAATATCCAAACTCATGCACCATCAGCAATCATTTCCTTTACATAATCGTTCATAGCAAGAATGCAATCATCATAATTGTCATAAAATCTACTACCACCTGTGACTATCTTGACGTTGGTTTCTCCTGTGTCGTCCCACATGTGGCAATACTGCCATTTATATTCACCAAGCATCTCATTATGACAAATTTTCTTAACGTAAATGCCTATTAAAAGACGTTGATTATGACAGAAATCTGTAGTACGCATTTCAACACCATCTATATCCATTTCTTCTCCTTTTTTTAACTCCCCTTTTTTTTCTTTTTAGGGAACGATATCTGGTTTAAAATCTTTATTAGCCAACCTAGTTCTGCTATAGCTTCGACAATCTGAACATTGCCATGACTGCCACACACTAGTTTTAGTTACTCGTCTGCCACGACGTTGCAAGTTGTGAGAACCACAAGTAGGACAAGCATGCTTCTTTGTGTAGAGATTAAGGTTAGGATGATTGTCCATCCAAGGACGCAATGCAAGATAAACATCCCTTAGAAGAACCACATCTTGCTTGCAATACTTAATCATTCTACGCCAAGCTTTTACATCGCCACGCATACAGCCAGCCCACGTAGAAAAACCACCAGTTTGTTCCTTCTTGCCCAGCCCTAAATGCTGACCCAAATTATTTAAATGGTTGGCATTAAAATAGAAATACTTTCTAGCAACTTTCAAGGTGTCAATAGATTTGACAGGTGATATAGGGCCAAGCCCATGATATATAAAACGAGCATTGCACTTGCGCATGTCAAACTTATCACCGTTATGGGCAATAACAATATCAGCTTCATTAAGAAGCTCCCATACTTTCTTAACCACATGATAATCATTCTCAGGATCTTTCTCATAAGCTTCAGGAAAGTCTACGAGTGAACAAACTTTGGTATATTTCTGATGCTCCCACCTATAGCCAAAACACAACATGTACCATTCTCTCTCATGTTGAATAACGTTTTGATCGTATTGTCCCCACACATAAGAAAGATTCGGGGCCGTTTCAATATCGTAATAAAGAATCTTAGGCACACTCTATTTTAATCGTCTTCTGGGAGTGTGTGCAAACGAACTACAGGCCAACAAAAATCCCTAGCTTTATACTCTTCTAAAAGTTGATGGAATATTTCTTGATCTTCAGGGGCATGATAGAGATGATTAGAGCAGTATTGATCGCTGCAATACCCCTTTTGAATACCCATCTTTAACCAAGTTTCATAATCAGGAACAGGAATTAACTTCACATGTTCTTCTTCTGCTATAGACATTTGTCTCCTTTCATTTGCAACAAATACTCCCGAAGGAAATCTAATTTCAAACTCATTTTTCCAGCTAACTTATCCTCAACAGTGCCCCTAGAACGTAAAGAAATAACAGGAACTACCACATTAGAACCTATCCTACGGACACGACCACGACACTGGATAAATTGCTGCATCGACGCAGGTTCCTGAGCAAAGATAAGAAGACCTGCATTAGTAAGGGACACTGATTCAGACATCGTACCAGTAGTACATACAAGAACTTGCTTATTAGAAGAATCAGCTTGAAACTCACAGATATAAGCCAACCTAGTAGGTTGTCTAGTGTCACCAGTAATAATCCTTACAGTAGAATCTTCAAGCTTGTCATCAAGATACCTATAAAGCATCCCAGCTACCTTAGAATGCTCAGCAAAAACAACAACATTACAATCAGCATCATCAATAATTTCCTTACATGCCGTAGCTTTATTAGAAGGAACATCTAAACCAACAACCTTCATATCCTCAGTAGTAACAGGCATACCATTAGAAATCTGACGCAATTTAATAAACATATCCAAATGATTCTGCGCAATAGTCACACCATCCCAATCCTTCAAAGAAAGAATAAGATAATCCTTCATCTGCTTATACGCCTTCTCCTGCATCGGAGTTAACTCTAAATGACGGATACTTAATGGCCCTTCTTCAGGAATAATCATATCCCTCATAGCATATTGAACTTCAGGGGATTCAAAAGTACGACGAACAGTACGCCAACCCATGATCTGCTGATAATGCATCTCACCATATTCTTTCCAACCCAAACAATCCAAACCACCATGCTGGTTTTTCTCCATCCTTAAGAACCTGTCACGAAACTTACCAATAGAATTAAATTCTTTAGGAGAAAGAAAACGTAACTGCCCCCACAAATCTTGAGGATCAACAGTAATAGGAGTAGCAGTCAAAGCAATACGCTTAACAGCATTATCAGAAATACGCCAAGCACAACGAGTCCTCAAAGCTTGAGGATTCTTAATACGATGAGCCTCATCAGCAATAACAGCATTCCACTTAATACCATCCAACTCACCTTCAGGTAAACGCTTAGAACCCTGCCAATGACGACAACTAACATGCTTAATCAACAAATCATACGTAATAATCGTAAAATCAACATCAGTAACATGCTTAAGGCGCTTACGACGCTCATCAGCAGGACCAACAATAGTAATATAATCAGAGCCTGGAAATAATACCTCAATCTCACGAGTCCACGCCTCAATAGCTATCTTCGGACAAATAATAAGATTAGGGCCCAACTTAAAATTGTTATCAAGACAAGCCAAAGCACTACGAGTTTTACCCAAACCAGTACCATCATTAATAAACAAATGATCAACACCTGAAAACATACAACTTGTATGGTATTGATAACCAAACAAATCATCAGAATTAGGCATAGGTTTTTGCCTAACTTCACGAGCTCGACGTTGCGAACCCCACCAACTAATACGCTTTTCTGCAGCGTCAGATTGCTTCGCATGGTCATACCACTCAGAAGTAATCAAATCAAAAATAGTCGTATAATTATCAGACCAATAATAAACAGAGCCGTTAACACTAACCTCAGAATCCTCCAACGTCTGATAAGGAATGCTTTCAATCTCAAAATCAAAAGTCTTACGAAATGGATTGCCAGCAGGTATCGTTAATTTAAACCTATCCAACGCATAATCAAGTAACATCCTTCTCCTTCTTCCAAACAAAATCACGCAGCTCTACACGAGTCGCAAATATCTTAGTAAACGCAGTAGCCAAACCATCAGCAAGACTCTTTAAAACGTCCTCCATAATAAGAATAACTGCCAACCTGAATACAGGATCAGCAGCCTTCTCTTCAGCTTCAGTCTGAATATCTTTAAATGCACCCATAAGGTTCCTTTCTATACTTTAAGTGCCTCCAAATAAGCTTTAGAGACAGATGACTTAGGTAACTTATTCAAATGATGCCTCACAATATGACGCATAGCATCAGTACCATGGCGCATAGCAGGGTTGTACAAACCCATCGCTTTTAAAGCGTCATTCTTGATAGTTTTACCTTCCGAAGGGGACTGAGGGTACAAACGTACACCAATCCAATCCCCAATTTCTATATTAATCCAACCTATTAAATTCAAAGCATCATGAACGCCCTTAGTGCCAGCCTTCAAAGTACGCTGCGCAATATAAAACGACTCATAAATCAACTCAACAAATTGACCTTCACAATGTTTCCGCAACCAATAAGCCACATTTTCAGGGTCAACTATTTGCTCATGAGAGGATATGTAACCGTCACCTGTAGTCCTTAGAACGGCAATACCAGTAGTAGAGCCAGGGTCCACTCCAACAAAAATTCTAGGGATCATAAAAACATTGTATAGGCTTACGAAACAAAGTTGGCGTATCCGGCTAGCTGCAGAGCCTGAATCAGGGAGTGCTTTACCGAACTACCTTAGCCCCACCCTTAGACGCTTTGTGGGGTACCAACTTGTATAGGTTTGTCCTACTACTCGTCAGCGTGGCCTAACCTATAGTGAGCTGTCATCAGTCAAACTGGGCACACGTGATTAAGTACACTTCCCATTCCTGAGTATTCATTTAACCTATTACAGGCACTCTTGAGGGCATTTTTATGAGTGCCCAGCTCAGGTTGTTGTAAAGGAATGGCCTTTCCTAAATCAGCAGACTTCGGAGTGCCTGCTGATCACCCTTCAGCTCTAGGATTTACTACCATGCCGAATAATGAATCCTCACGGAGGTCAAATGACTTCATGGTATACCCTGAATCGTCGGGGCGAAAATAGCAGGTCAGGGGGGACTTCCTAACCTGCTAAGATTGCGGCGTGCTCTAACGCAGAATCATCAAGATCCATAGCTAAGCTAGTGCTAATATTTCCACGTTGACTTGTTGAAGTAATTGCTTGAGCAACACCAAAAGCTGTAGTGTCGCCACCAGTTATAAAATCATTAAAAATGCTATCAGCAACTTCAAGATCAAAAGCACTTTGTAAATACGTTTGAACAACTGTAGGTTTCATATCGACTTTAAGGCCCTCAAGCTCACGTACCTTAGCCTCAAGAAAATCAGGATTAGCGATCTCTCGAACTTTATCAACTGTCTGTGCAGTTATTAACTCCATTGTGGCTTGCATCGTCCTTTGAGAGACTTCGCCTGATTCCATAGCAGAACCAAGATGTACCTTACGGAATATATCTTCTGTTAAGGTCATGCCATTATTACAAACCTCAACAATAACACTTGGGACTAGCGTAAATGAACCAGACCCAACTTCAGAATTACGCACTTCAATACCCATAAAGACAATAGGGTTATCAGTACCTCGCTGTCCACTAAATGGAGAGACATAATCCCTTAGTAAGGCTTCCGAAACTGTTTTGAGTTGTGGCATGTTTATTCTGGCTCGCATGTGCGTATCGCTGATTGATGCTTCGCCTGGCTCAAATCCTATACCGTGTTCTTCTCTGCAGTTTTTAAGTCCTTCGAATACTGCAGTTAATACATCGTAGTTTTCTATGAAGCTGTAGCTTGGTGAGAGTACCGCACGGCATACATATTGATCATCGTGCATTAAACCACGTAAAAGTATGCGTTTGTTCTCTACTGACATGTGAGTGCGCATGATTTCCATCGAGAGTTGGTTATATTCAACCCCTTCACCCCAGTCAGCTAATTTGGCTAGAAACTTGCTAGGGACGTTGAATTTAGCGCACCATTGCCTAAATGCGTGAGGTGTTAATTCCCACTCACGAGCAGACATGCCTACACCAGCAGAAGTTATTGCATCTTCGATGTAAGGGGTCTGTAATGCAGCAGGCGTAAGTACACCAATATCTTTACTGTCTAGTACAAGGTCAACCCTGCATTCTTTCATAAATTCTAAATTAGATTTTAAATCTGTAAAAGTGATAGAACGATTATTAACTCGTTTCATCAGGTTCGTCGATGACTCCATCATTGTTCCTTTCTTTGGACCATTCTTTCATTTGTATAACATCAGCTTCAGGATTTTCTATTAATTCCTCTGCGTCTTTCTTCATCATTTCGTATGCCTCATGCCATCCTTTGACTAAGTTTGCATTTTCTACGTCAAGAACTTCTATGCAAGAGGCATATCTATCTATTAGATCAAACGTCATTTTTAATGTTTCTCCATCAACAGACGGATCTAACGATATTTGGCCGAAAATGTGCAATTGATCTGCAATAGCTATTTGCAATGCATGTATTTGATGCTCATCTAGGGCCACAGTATACGTTTCTACTTCATCATCCATTTTTTTCCCTTCTTTTTACCCTCTTCTTTTTTTCTTTCTTATCGGTGTGTTCATGGCTTCATACCATTGAGTTTTGTCTACACTTTTTTTATTGAGCTTTAAAGCACGCTGATAATGGCTGTTGCAAAAACCCTTGGCGTAGACAATATTATCACAGATGGCGATTTCACACTGATCCGCAGGGGACTTCCGTAAAGGAGTGCGCTTCGGCAATATATATAATCGTTTTTTTTGTCCATAAATCTTAAATTTTGTCAACATTTTGTCTAGTCTCATGAAAACCTCCTGACCTGCAATTATAGCACCCTTACTACTACTACTACTACTACTACTATAAATATATTATATATATATAAGTAACCCCCCTCTTGTTGCGGATGGGCCTTATTTAAGAGGGGGGTTACAGAAATAGACATTTTTTGTCTAATAACATTCCCAATGCTTCCAACCACCTATATCAGGCAATGTTAAAAGCCAAAAAGATACCCAAATATTAGCGACAGGATCAAAAGGAGAATAACCACTAAAGCCAGCTTTCTCAGCACGCCAATCCCACCACTCAGGCATATGCTGCATCAAACCAGAAGCACCACTAGAACTATTAACAGCCCTAGGATCACCCCTACTTTCACAATGCATTACACGCATAAAAACATCAACCTGATCCTCAGCTCCATAAGATTGCGCAGCATCCACAACAATTGGATACCAACGATCAACTTCCCACCCCCACTGTTCATTAATTGGAGAATCAACAGGAGACACAGGAAACCAAGGAATACAAAACAACCACAATAAATTCCACATACACACTCTCTTAGGGCCACAGTTAATAGCAAGCTGCCATGGCTTACTAAATAAAAAAAGTTGATTGGCCCGGGCGCTCATCACGCCCGAACCTACTCAACCTAGCTTGTTACCAAGTATCAGTATCTTCAACTTCGATAAATTCTGAATCTGGCAATAAACCATCGTCATCATTCATTGGAGAAAATGTAGGGCGGAGGAATATCCTATCATCATCACCTTCTTGATGGCGTATTCTTACATTAACTGCTTCCATGCTTTTAATCTGATCAGCAATTGCATCTTCATCATCTGGATTCTCTTCGAGAAATTCTGCAGTTACACCCCATACTGAGAGATTCTTCTGAGTAATAAGGTTTGAACTATCATTCTGTGAAAAGTAGAGGTTAGTCCAAAAGGAAATATTCTCTTCAGTTTGGCATTGAATACCAATATATGGATAACCTTTAGCTGTCTCATTAAATGAAACTTCAACTGCAGAAACGGCACCTTTAAAGCCATCTTTGGGAATTGTAAAACCTAGTGAATCTTTAATATAATCATCGCTGGGAACCAATTCGTCCCAGTCACCGTGCTCAACTGCACGAGCTACTAATTGAGATATGCTATTCATGCATAATCCTTTCATTATTGAGGGTTTTTTTACCTTCTTTTCACCCTCTTCTTTTTTTCTTTCCTACTAGCAAGTAACACGATGGGAAACCACAGTGGCTAATTGCCTACCATAATAATCACGACCTTGAAGTGAAATGCGAACATTTTTACCTCCAATATTATTATCGAGACATTGCTTAGCTTCGTAGCCTCCAACTTCTCCTAACTCAGGAGCATCATAACCTGCAATTCTAACTCTTAAACCTGAACTTGTGACGAAGGTATCTCCGTCTATAACTCTTGAAACTTTAACTTGACAAATAGGATCGCAATCCTTGTATTCTTGATAAGGTTCTTCTTGCCATAAAACCGCTGTATACACAATGGCTACCACAATTAGAACATATACCCATTTCATAATCCCCCTTAATTTGTTAACACTTCATTGAATTTCCTTTCATTTTCATCAACTTCTTTTTTTCTTTCTAACGAATCATCTTAGGGCCACTGTAATGGCTTTCGATAATACTTTGTAAGGAGAACAATTTTTTTTATAGGTGAGATGGACCCTTACGAGTCCATCCCACCTAATGCGATCAGCTCAACGATAACTTCATCTCTGTCGTCATTAAAGAGAGTAGATGAGCATCCAGTATTGAAGGTATGAAAGCTGTCGTTGGCTACAATCCAGTCATATATACCACAACTGTAGTAACCAGGTCTATCTCCAACTAAGTATTTACATGCGGAGTTAGCTGGAGATATAGCTTTGCCGTGAATGCAAGGCGCTTGTTTACAACAAAAACCTGATCTCACGCATGGGGCATCAGCCAAGTACCCTTCTCCTATTATCTAAATACTTAAGAGTAGGACTTACCTTAACTTCTGCATTGAATATTCTATGAATGTACTTAGGATTCTTTGTTATCCTGTACATCCTATATAAATGAGTTGAACGTTTATTCATGGTTTCAACTTCCCTCTTTCTTCTCGTAGAGATCGAGCCATATAACTAATATTTCTACGTAATCGTCTAATCTCCATTTTTAATTTGGATATGTATAAAGGACCGATAAGTATCGTCATAAGAAAAACACATGTCATTATTGTGCTTAAGATACTCTGGTCAAATTCTGGATTACCCATCACTTTCCCTTCTATATGTTATGGAGATCATCTATGTTCAGATGAGTCTCTTCATTATTAAAGAACACTGAATCAATGTCCTTATCCAACTCTGGAACCAGATCCTCAGTTTCACCCTGAGCATCTTCGAGTTCCTTCTCTTGAGCTTTACGTCGTCTAATAATGTCATGACGAGCCATTGGACGTTTATTAGTTGGTGCACGAAGATTGCGTATCATATCTTCTTCACTAATTAACGGCTTGGGCTTGTTAGCCTCTACCACTTCGTCTGGTAAATCAGATTCAGATGCTGTACCATAACCGTCATCAAGATCAACTAACTCACGATAACATGCATTAAGCTCAGATATATACCGCTTCCAACCACTATATCTAGCTGGCAATGAGAAATAACCAACATCAATATTAGTAAACTCAAAAGGCGGAATATGCTTAGGTTTAGGTGGACGCTTATAATTAATATCAAGCAAATTCATAATAACCGTAGCTTGTTTAGTAGCAGCAACACATTCAATAGTGCGACCATCTTTATCATCAACATTGAAACCGTAATGAGGTGCTTTCTCATATATCATTGACTCAGGATCGAGCACTACTCTAACTTCATATGTCGAACCAGATTTCAGAGGTTTGAGTACACCATAATCAATAAGATCTTGAACAGCAATATAAGCAGGCTTAGATATAGCAAGAATGTCAGATAACAAAACATCTGCTTTAACTCGGCGTAATGCACGAGGTCTTTGGATAGGCCTACGACTACCATCATTTGGTACAGTCGCTACAACAACAGCTACACCTTCTGGGTACAATTGTGATTCAATGACATTAATATCAAACCACAATGCATCATCAAAATCTTTAGCAATTTTGACTGGCCTTGGATCACCTAACCTAGCCCAACCGTAATCAATTTGGATACCTCGCATCCATTGACAACTATCCAAGTTTCTGAAATTAGCCTTCAGTGATGAAAAGTGATAATTGATCTGTTGGTTGAGTGTTAGCTCTTCTTTAATCTGTTCATCTGTTAAATTAGTATCTCTTCTTATTTCATAAGCTTTACGCAATGAACCAACATCTGGCATAGGCATAGTTATTTCACGAATCTCATCTTCCAATGCTGACCATTGAATAACGAGTTCACCTCCATAACCGCCTTCCCGATGCTGCATTGCAGTAGCTGCATCTACATGGTTATTATCCATAATCTCTCCTTTTTAAATAATTAAATAGAGCAGTTTAGGCACATGCTCAGGTGGTTTATTTTTACACAACGAGGATCTCTTTCTGTTGCCACGACTTCACCTCTATGTATCGAGTCGCCGAATCTTATTCGCTTACCTTTTGGAACCTTCTTTTTTTTCTTTTTCCTGTAAGATTTGGGTAACCTCATCAGAATATTCCAGATCAGGTAATTGTGTTTGCCAGCAATCATTGCACAAGTAATATGCATTCCACATGTTGTTACGTATGCGGTGATTATTTATTAATATCTCAGAATCTGAAGGGCACCAATCATCACCTAAAACTTCTTGAGTTGATATCTTCCCTTCAAAATATGAAACAGCTTTATAGGCATCAACATCGAGACTGTTCACAATATTGCAGTCATCACATTGAGCCGTAATGGTTATCATAGACATGTAAGCTCCTTTCATGGCTTACTAGTTAGGGCCACGCTTAATAGTAAATCGATATCCGTAAGACCTAACAACAAAAAAAATGTAGAGTCCAGTAGCTGCACAGCGGGGGAACTGTGCAACTACCGGACATTTGACTAGATGATCGATGAGCCGTTTGACTCTAGACCTTCTAGGATGTTCACACCATTGAACTGTTCGGTGTGAGCGTGTTGAGCAACCTTCTCATTGAAGAAGTCCAATGTAGGTGGGTTAGTGTACTGCTCAGATGCTTGTGATTGCTGAATTGCGTACACAATAGTTGCTGTGACATCAACGCCAGCATCAACAAGTCCACTGTAATCATCAAGGAACTTCTTCCAGGTAGCGCTTTCGCCACCGACAATTTTACCATCGGAGCCTGAGCCATATACGACCTCATAAGTCGAAGGTGCCTCGTCGCCATATTGCCATTTGCAAAAACCACCACGGATATTCCAAGGGTTGTTGCTTGTACCGTTGTAACGGTGATTATGAACTTCCAGTAGATCTTTGACCGTATGCTCAAAGCCGGATTGTCCAGTAGTGACGTAACCAATAGTACGGTCAACATCAGTACGAGCTAATTGACTAGTGAGCCAATCGCTAAGAGAACGGACAACAGCGCCGTAGTTACGAACGCCATCCGTTCTGGGTGAATCATCAGTTGATGGGTAGAAGTACCTACAACCAATAAAATATACAAGATGAATCATGTCATCCTCCTTTATCCTCGTATCTCGAGAACTTAACAACAAAACAGGCATGCGCCTGCATTGCTGTCAAGTCGGCAGCTCTGCTGGTTGATCGTTGATAAAAGAATTTAAGAAAGTTTTCGACAGGCTTACCGCACCGCAGCGTCACACCGAGGGGAAGTGACGACACACTTTGCGTGTCGTGATATGGCGGAACTTTGGGGCGAGAGCAGCTCCGCTGCGAAGCAACAAAGTCAGTGCCATATTACGACATCGGAAACTCAATGCAGTTTATTGAGTTTCCGTCCGCAGGCGCAACGTGTGGCGGCACTTACCCGACGCTGCCATCGCCCTAGTACGGCGATGGCAGACAGTGTGACCGAGGAGCTGGAAAGCCCGAGAAAAGTTTCTTAAATTGTTTTAGCGACGGTCAACAATCCGACTTGACGGCGGAAAGGCGTATGCCTATAATCTCGTGGCAACACACGCTTACCAGAAAAGGTGGTGACGTATCACCAACTTGAACCAGCGCAAACAAGACAGCGTTGCACTGTCCGGTGGAGTCGGCGCTGGTTCAAAGGGTGGGTGGGTGGGATAGGCCCTGTACCTATTTAACGCTGAATAGGGGGGTATACTATCAACGTGTCTACCCAAGGGAGGGGTGTACAGCACTCTATCCCCCCTCTCCCTATATAGATGCGTTTTGGTGTTGGGGTTGCTTTTTTTCTGTCCCTGAAGTATGTTCTAGGGGTGGCTACTTCTGATTTTCATAATAAGAAATTAAAATTTTGTAGGTATTGTAAGGAGTGGGTAACTGAGTATAAGGATAATCAGACGTATTGTGATCCTTGTTGGAAGGTGTATAAGCGCCGTCAGTATCATATTGCTAAGCATAAGCCTCGTTTGATGGCTGCTCAGGGGTCTAAGTGTGCTATTTGTGAGGCTGATTTTACGTATATGGCGACTGGGAAGATTCATGTGGATCATTTGCATGGTGATCGGTATTTGATTCGTGGGTTGTTGTGTTTGCATTGCAATTCTGTGTTGGGGCATTCCTTGGATCGCCCCGATGTTTTGCGGAAGGCTGCTGATTATTTGGAGGCTACTGAGGCTCGTCCTTTGGAAGATATTTTAGAAGAGCTTGATCGTAAGGAATCTATGAGTAAACTTAAGGGTGTATTCTAGTTAAGGAGAATTATGGCCGTTCATGGCGAAGATAATGCGCTGAGTACTGCACGTGAGGTTGTTTGGACTGCTACGCAAGCTGCATCTATTGATCATCCTAATCTTGTTTGGATTGAGAATAAAGATGGCTCTATTGAGATAACTGTTGGTGGCGCTGATGTTGCTGATGATTCTAAGGGTTTGACGTTAGCTGCTGGTGCGACATTGGGTCCTTTTACGTTGACTCAGCCAGGTGAAGAACTTTATGCTATTGCAGCATCTGGTACACCTAGTGTTAAAATATTTGTAACAGGAGTTTAATATGCCTAAAGTCGGAGGAAAAAAATACCCTTATACAAAGAAGGGTAAAGCTCAAGCTAAAAAAGCTAGAAGCAAAATGAACAGTGGTAAGAAACGACGATCTTAATTATGAGGAGCTTTTAGAGCTTCTTGACTATGCGACACCTGAAGAAACTAAGTATATTGAGCATTTGCTTTCGGCACGTGTTGCTCTTGCGTCTCCTTTGGATTATGCCTGCTATGTATCGCCTCAAACAATACGGTACAAGCATGTGCAGGTTGTGTCCGATTATATCCAAGCGCTTTGCGAGTTCAGACTATATCACTCTGGTCCAGGCCCAAAGGCGGATTGGTTCTATCGAACGGAAGAAGGAACGTACCCAGTAGAAGGCCCTGATGAGCTTCGTGTTTTTTTAAGTGGCGAGGAGGGCGGTGGAGTCTTAGAATTTTTCGGGCTTCATCCTGACACTGGTGAGAGAGTTGTTTTTCGGCTGGGCCTTTCAGCGCCCCCTCGTCACGGCAAATCTTGGATTACTACCTTACATACGCCTGGCTGGTATTTGTCTAGGTGGCCTGATCGAAAGCAGGCTATAGTTACGTACTCTGATGAGTTTTCTTGGGAATGGGGCGAGCAGATTAATCGTCAGTTGGATGAGAGGAATGGTTTTGTTAAAACAAAAGGAAACAGGCAACTTATCAGAGAAACCGAAAGGCTTGGTGAATTACGATTTGCTGGTGTGGGGGGTAAGCTTACTGGTACTGGGTATCATTTTGGGCTTATTGATGACCCTTTTAAAAACTCTGAAGAGGCACTTTCACAAGTAGCTAGGGACTCTAAGGACAATTGGTATGGGTCTGTTTGGTTAACTCGTAAAGAACCTATGGCTGTCGAGGTGGTGATGTTTACTCGGTGGCATGAGGATGATCTATCTGGTCGTAGGATCTATGAACCTGAATCGACTGTGCCTCGTGAGGATTGGTGCATTTTGGAAATGCCGGCTATTGCATTTGATACAGAGTATTTTCCTAGAGAAGATTATAAAGATGTTATTGACAGAAAGCCTGGCGAGGCTCTTTGCCCTGCTCGTAAGACGTTAACTGAGTTAGAGCAGATCCGTATTGACGATCCGTTGTGGTTTGAAGCCATGTATCAAGGAAATCCTTCTTTGGAAGCTGGCGGTATTTTATCTCCCCCTTATCACCATTGGACAGATGCTGGTTCTCAGTACCGTTTAGAGCTTATTGATGGCGAAGCTTTAATGATTCCTAAAAGACATTGTGAACGGTATGCCGTTATTGACTTAGCAGCATCGATTAAAACTTGGGCTGACTGGAGTGTGTTGTCAGTTTGGGATTGGCATAGGGATTCACAGAATTTAATCCTTGTCCATGTTGATCGTAGGCGTGTTGAGTCTTCTCGACATATTACGTGGGCGCAAGGATTGTGCAGGCAATGGGATGTCCAAATGTTGGGGATAGAAGAAAGGACTTTTGGCTTGACTCTTATTCAGCATTTTCAGCGTGCCGGTGGGTTTTACGTCAGGCCTCTTTTCCCGAAGGATCGAGATAAGGTCCAAAGAGCCATTCCTTATGGCGCTGGAATAACAAACCAGCAAGTTTGGTTTCCCAAAGCTGCTTCTTGGCTGTATATTTGGGAACAGGAACATAGGAACTTTCCAAATGCAAAACATGATGACATGGTAGATACTGGAGCGTATGCGTGGGAGATGACTCGTTCGATGCCTGCGTATGCCCCTGCGAGGAAGAAAGCGCCTACAATCGAAGATCTATGCTGGCAACAGCTAGAAGAAAAAGCAAAAGAACCAGATAACTGGTCAATTATGATGAGGTAATTATGTTTAGGTTAATAGAAGGTGGAGACTTTGGCATGGAAAGTGCTAATGTTGGGTTGTGCTACGTGACGTTCTTGACAAAACAAGATGACGATGCTGGAATTTTTAGAGGTCCTGCAATAGAGGAAGAAGGTTTCTTAGATGTTTCTGTAAGTTGTATAACTGATGCTGCGCAACAAGTGGGGTGGAAATCACCGGAGTCAGTTGCAAAGTTAGAAATAGAATATCGTGATCTATTAAAAATCCATACAAAATTAACTAAAGACTATACAAAGTTAGAAAAAGCGCTAAATTTAGTTAAGGAAGTTCAAAAGAGTAAATAATGGCAAAACCTAAAACAGAGGTAGAAGAAATATACGAAGAGTCTGTAAAGCATATTATGGGCCCTCTTCGCAGTTACTGGTTAAATCATGCGTTTGTTCGTGGTTTACAATGGCTACGTTGGAATACTGCAGTAACTCGTTTAAGCGAACAGGTCGAAGATAGGGACAGGGTACAAGCTGTCTTTAATAAAATGCGAGCAAACCAACGTACAATAATAGCTAATTTGACTCAAAGAGAGCTTAAGTTCGAGATCACTCCTACAGGTCCAGATGACGAATCTATTAGAGCTTCACGTTTAGGAGAAGGGATTCTAAGAGATTTACATAATTCCCAAAGATGGGAAGTCATTAGAGAAGAACATATGGCTGGCGTTTGCAAAGGTGGGACTGGGGCACTAATGGTTGAAATAGATCCTGATTCTAAAATGCCTACTGTAAAGCCATTGTCTTTAGCTGAGTTTATGGTAGAGCCAGGCTCTAGAAATGCTGAGACAGCTCGTTGGTGTATCAAAGTTGAGGCTCTTCCTCCTAAAACTGTTAAAGCACTTTTTGGGATGCGGAAAGAGCCACCTGCTGATGCCCATGCAGGTTTAGCTCCTTTTCAACATAGGATGCTGCATCATAGTTGGGGCAGCAATAGCACAATGCCAGAACTTACAAAAGTTCTTACGTATTATGAACGTCCAATAGGTAAAAGCAAAGGTGGTTTTCAAGTTGTCATTGATGGGAAAGTCGTGCAAAAAGGTGCATGGCCGTTTCCTTTTGAGGACCGTTTGAATATTACCGTTGCACGTGAAACTGTTGAGGAAAATCAATGGTGGGGCACTACCTACATGGATGACGTGCGTAAGGTTCAAGTTATTTTAAATGGGATATGGTCAGGCATAGCTGAACATGCTAAAGAACTTGGCACTATTCGGGCTTTGTTCCCTGCTAGTGCTGAACCGTTTGTAGAGGAAATGACGGATAAGCCAGGTTTTCAACCTTGGCCTGATGGTGTGGATTTGCCCGAATACCTTGAACAGCCACAGATGCGACCTTGGTATGAACAAGTTATAGATAGAGCAAGTATGATGATTGATGACATCATGGGAGTGCATGATGTTTCTCGTGGATTAGCACCTCCTAACATTGAGTCGGGAACTGGATTATCCATCTTGGCAGAAAATGACACGTCTCCCACAGGTCGTCTGATAAAGGAGACGGCTCGATGTTGGAGGGAAGTAGCCCAAATGTCTTTGCAGATCTACCAAAAGACGCAAACCTCAACAAGAACGATTACTGTTGATACAGGTTTTGGGCCTGAAAGGTTTCCTCATAAAGGTTCTGATTTATCTGCAGAGTTTGATGTAAGACTCCCTCCAGAAGGAATTAGCCCTCGATCTCGTATAGGCATGATTCAGCAAGCTGATAAAATGCTTCAATTAGGGTTGATTCAATCCCCTGCGCAGTACATACGAATAGCGGAACTGCCAGGTTCTGAGGACCTAATTGCTGGGATTTCTCCAGCTACTCATAAAGCTCGTCGTGAAAATTCTGATTTAGCTAGAGGGCAGATAACAAATCCTGAGTGGCACAAGGAAGATGATCATCAAGTACATATTGCTGAACATCGTGCCTTTATGTCTACTCAAAGATGGGAATTATTACCTGAACGTATCCAGAAGTTATATCAAGATCACGTTCAAATGCATCAGAACTTCCAAGCTGAAAATAGAGCTAAGGAAATTCAAATGGCTGGCATGGAAGCAAGGGCAGAACAAGCTAGCGGACCAATGGATATGAGCGCTATGGGTGGACCCCCTAATCAGCAAAGACAAGGACCTCCCCCTGCGCCTCCGTCCACACCCACAGGGGGAGGTCCGGCTGAAATGGCAGCAGGTATTCCTCCAGAAGGTGGCGGAGAAATGGGGATTGATCAAACAATAGAAGCAATGATGGGATAAATGTGGCAGATTATGAAAGAGAAATAAAGAAACTACGTGAAGAAGCTGCTAGATATAGGACTCAATTAGCTCCTTATAAAAAAGCTTTTGGTAGTATGGACAATGATGCGATAGAATGGTTATTACGTTCTGTCGAATTAGTTTCAGAAGATCCTAGCGAAGCAGGTAGAAGGTTTGCTACGCTAGCTTATGGAAATCTTGGTGATAGAGAATTTAAAAACTGGATTCAAGATGTAGTCTATGACGGTGACGTTGTAGAAGAAGATTATGATCATAATGAAGATCATGAAGGAGAAGAAATGGAAATGGAAACAGATGAAAGCAACTCTAACGATATGCCTGAATGGGCAAAAAATTTAGAGGAACGTGTCACAGGAGTAGTTCAGGCTGTGGAGCAACAAAGTCAAGAACGTGTTGCTAGCGCTGAACGAAAAGAACAATTTAAAGTAATTAACGACACTGTTACACGACTTGGTTATGATTCAGATTCTTGGCAAGGAAAAATGCTTCTTCAAGTAGCAAGTAATGAAGTTGACGCTCAAGAAGATATTGTTACTCGATTAGAAAAAGCTGCTTCAATAGTTCAAGAGCGACTTGGGGATAAAGCTCCAAGTAACGATACTGTTCAAATCGGAGAAGCTTCGATACCAAATGAAGAGATTGAAGTTCCAGCCACTGGAGGTCAAGTAGGTGGTGGAGGTATCCCTAATGTAAATTCAGATACTCCTTCTACTTTTGGTGATGCTGACGAAGCTTTAATGAATCTTATGAAAAGTCAAGTCGGACAATGAGTATTCCTACCGCTGGCAACTGGGTGAGATTAAAAGAATTACATCCTAAGATGAAATATCGTCTTGAGAAATTCTTTGCCGACCCACGTATCAGGGGTAAAGTTGTGGTTAGTTCAGGTGTACGTACCTATGCTCAGCAAAAAGACTTATATCGACGCTACAAGGCAGGAACTTTCCCGAATCTCGTAGCGAATCCAGACCGAAAATTCGGCGGAGGATTCCAAGGGTCGTGGCATATGCAGCAGCCCCATCATCCTGAAGGGGCCTATGGGTTTGCTGTTGATTTTAGAGTAATTGGCAACATTACCACAGGTACGATCAATAAAGTGGCTAAAGAGTATGGCCTAGTTAAAACTGTACCTTCAGAGTGGTGGCATCACCAAGCTTATGGATACCGTCATGATACTAAGAAGTATGATTGGTACCCAGCTCCTGCGCTTGAAGGAAAGAAAGAAAAGAAAGCACAAGTTGGAGCTACCATAATGGCGAAAACAGATCAACGTTCTGCTTTTGAATATATTGGTGAAGCCATGAAAACAGTGGTACGTAAAGGCGCTAAAGGGCCTGAAGTTGAGTTAATACAAAACCGCCTTGCTAACAAAGGATATAGATTAACTAAATATCCATCTCGCAATACTGGCGTTGACGGCCACTTCGGATGGTATACTCTTAGAGCGTTAAAGCAATTTCAGAAAAAATCTGGATTAAAGGCAGATGGAATATGTGGGCCGAAAACATGGAAGGCACTTATGTCATGAAGAGAATAGATTATAAAGATATGGGCGAAAGAGTTGTAGCTACTTTTCTTCAAGCCTGTGGTGGTACTTTAGGCACTAATTCAGTGATAGATATGGGTGTAACAGAATGGAAACTTATACTTGCTAGTGGATGCGCTGCAGTATTAAGTTTGCTCAAAGGATACGCAGCATCAATTCTAGGGAAGGACGGATCTAGCTCGGTGTATACACGAGTGGAACCAGACGAGTCCGACTTGGAAGAGATGTATGGCGAGGTTGACGCTTACTAAAAAGCATTTTCAAATCCTAAGTAGAGCTTTATTAGCTGCATTACTTGGCGTTGTATGGTTTGCGCCTGTAGCTCAAGCTGAAACTGTTTGTGAAACAACTGATGATGGCTGGGAATGCACAATAGTTGTAGATACTGTTGGAGAAGGACCTGAATTTACTTTTGTAATATCAGAAACTACTGAAGTTAGTATCACAACTTATACTAGCTTGACGTGCGATGACCATGGATTGGAGAGCGATAGTGCGGACCCTTATATCTACTTATATGACGATAATGAAACGTTACTTTACCAAGATGACGATTCAGCTTCACATAACAATGGAACTAATTATTGCTGGGATTCCCACATACAAGAAACGTTAGAAGCTGGAACTTACGTTCTTAGGGCGGATGCGTATGATGAGGACACAACTGGGACTTACTCTATGGATATATCCGGTGGGGAATGGACGGTTCCTTTACCAGAGCCTACTCCTACTCCCGACCCGACACCGACTCCAGAACCAACGCCAACGCCCGAACCAACGCCTATTCCTCCAACTCCGACACCGCAACCACCAACCCCAACACCAGAGCCAACACCAACACAAACACCTGAACCAGAACCAACATCTACTCCTCAACCCGATCCAACTCCTGAACCTGAACCTGAACCAACTCCTGAACCAACGCCAGAACCCACACCAATACCGGAACCCCCCACCCCACAACCAGAACCTGAACCCATCCCACCTCCACCCCCAACGCCATCATTACCAATATTTGAGATGCCGATAATAGACATAGAGGAATTAGAAGAATACCCATATGAAGAGGATATCATCTGGGACGATTTAGAACTTGAGGAGTACGAAGATTATGAATGGGATTTTGAAGAAGAAGAAATTGAAATACTTGAGGAAGAAGAGATTGAATTTCTACCTGAAGACTATGACGAACGACCTTTTGAGGAGGAAGAAGAATATGAGATAATAGAAGATGATGAAATATTGGTGGAAGAACCCGAATACGAAAACCTTGAAGTGGATGACCTCTTCACGGAAGAGGCAGAACTTTTGGACGAAGTATTGTCGGACCCAGAGGAAATTGAAGAATTTTTTGAGGATGTTATAGAAGACAATCCAGAATTTTTTGAAGAAGCCGAAGAAGAACAATTAGAAGAACTGTTTGAACGTGCTCCAGAAATATTCAACGAAGCACCTGATGAAGTCAAAGATGAATTTGAAGAATCAGTAAATATCTTTGAAGGTGGTTTTGACGATTACGTGGCAGAAGATAGCACGATCACGGTAGAAGAAAGGCGTGTTGTTGTAGCAGCGACAACTATAAGCGCAGTAGCTGCAGCAAGACCATCAGTAGTATCTACTGGTGGACCATCCATCACCACAGCAAGGAGAAGAACATGAAATTCTTGAAAAAATTTATTCAAGAAACAACCATGCTCGGCTGGACTATCGGTGGAACAGGACTCGTCCTCATCACTTTAAGCGGTGAAACACGTGAGTACGGCATCTGGATTTCTATCGCTAGTTTTGTCGTGCATATGATCGGAGCCCTAATAAATTGGGACAATGATTGACATATTACATTTAGATGACGTATATTACATTTAGGTAGCAGGCTACCGAGTTGCGTCAAAGCAGGCTTTGACTTACACGAAATGACATATTAATCACTATCCACAGGAGTAGAAATGGCATCAACGTCAACTACAACGCTGGACGCAGCTCTAAAGGAATACTATCTTCCTCCGGCTCGTGAACAGCTAAACAATGAAAACATGATGCTTGCTCAGATCGAACGGACTTCTCGTCACGTTGAAGGTCGCCGAGCCGTACTATCCTTGCATGTCAGCCGTAACAGCGGTGTTGGTGCTAGGGCAGAAGGTGGGCAACTTCCAACAGCAGGAAGCCAGGGATACGCAGAAGAGCGAGTATCTCTCGCATATAACTATCTGCGAATCAAAGTATCTGGTCAAGCAATGAAGGCAACAGCAAGTGACGCAGGTTCATTCGTGCGTGCGCTTTCATCTGAAATGACACAAGGTGTTAACGACCTCCGTCGTGACATCAACCGTCAAATCTTTAACGATGGAAACGCAGCAATCGCACAATGTGCATCTGTATCTACAGCGACAATTACACTTACCACCCCAACAACACAACAACTGAATCAACTTCATGTTGGTATGTTGATTGACGTTGGTACAGTATCTGACGCTGACGCTAAAGGCGCTGGACTTGAGATTTCATCTATCGATAAATCAGCAGGTACAGTAACCTTCACATCGAACCCAACATCAGGAATTGGAGCCTCGCACTTCTTATTTAGGCAAGGTAACAAGAAAGATGCTGACGGTTCTGGAGCAGACGCTGCTGACGGCGCAGGAACCTACGAGCTTATCGGTCTAGCAAAGATCGTTGGAGCTGCAGGAACCTCCCTTCACAACGTAGACTCAAGTACACATGCCCCTTGGCATTCAACAATTAACAGCAACAGCGGTACTAACCGAGCTGCAACTGACACTCTCTTTGAGAAAGTCATTGACGACATTGACATAGAGTCGGCTAAAAGCCCGAACCTATGTGTCACCACTAAAGGTGTACGTCGTAACTATGCAGCTCAGTTGAAGAGCATGAAGCGATTCAATGACGGAGCCTCACTTACCCTTAAGGGTGGTTTTAAGGCTTTGACCATTGACTGCGGAGATGTTTCACTACCACTGGTAGCTGATCGTGATTGCCCAGCAAACATTGCGTACCTGCTTAATACCAGCCACCTGACACAACATGAAATGTCAGACTGGGAATGGGCAGATTATGACGGTGCTGTGCTAAGGAATACCTCTGGTTACGACCAATGGGAAGCCTTCATGTTCAAGTACCATCAACTCTGTACTGATCAGAGAAATACACACGGTAAAATCGCTGACCTATCGGAGAGTTAATCATGGCTCTAACGATATCCAACGAAGACCGTAGAATTAGTGGTGACAGGGTAATTGTTGACGCAAAGATTGCGTTTGATGACAGTTACCCAACAAATGGTGAAGCTTTGGCTAATACTCAGTTTTCTGGGTTGCACCAAATAGATTCATTAATTGTTCACTCAACTAATCTTGCGTTGCACCGTGTTGTCTGGGATGACACCAATAGCAAACTTAAAGTATTCGTAGAAGACGGCACTACAGGTAAAGAAGCTGAAGTAGCCAACACTACTGACATAAATACTTTACGTTGCTTGGTTCAGGTAACAGGCAAATAACCTCTAAACTAGAGCCAGCAGGGTTTTTATCCTTTCTTCCCTGCTGGCTTTAGGAGGATTATGAACACCAAACGAGCTGAGTTAACTCGACGAATACGAGAAACCAAACTCATAGGTGGTGACCTATGCGATATTATTACTAAGGGATCACCAGCTATGGGATGGGAAGGTGATCCTTTCCTAATGGTTTGTTGGAATAAAGAGTTAAACAGAATCGAAATATGGGATGAAAGGAACGGAGCCGGTAGGGAAACCTTAGTCGGCTCCGCACCTTTTGATCCTCTTCCGAATCCTTATCAAATGGTTCAATACCTTATGATGCGTGATATGTCACGCAAATCTATAGATCAAATTGTTAACGAGATCGATGATCATAACGATAAAATTTTTGAAGACAAAGCTAAAAAAGATGCTGAACGATTAGAAGAAGCTGAAGACAGGATTGAATTAGCATACGCTAAGGAGATGGGATTTAAAGGAAGATTATACTAAGGTAGAAATATGGCAGAATACGATTCCAATACGCTTCGAGCACGTTTTCAGAGAAATAACGCTAATACACGTCAAACACGACGAAACAATCGTAAACCACGAAAACAAGCTCCACTTGTTCAACCACAGCAGCAAGCAAAAATGCCAACTCCTGTGACAGGTGCACAAGCCCTAACACCAGATGTTTCGCTTGATGAACAAGTAGAACGAATGCGACAAAGTACTTCTGCACCTACTTCTACCCCTACGGAAGCGACACCCGAAGCGAACCCTTTCGCAGGTGTGCCGACGATGTGGGAGGTGGACCCTAAAACTAGAGCAATGATGATGGCTGCTATTTTAAAAGAAATAATAAATAATCCTGAACTTCAAAAGGAGAATTGGTAATGACAACAGCAGCAAATTTAATAATATCAATTAGAAATAGGACTAACCTTGCTACTGATGACGCTAGAGTATCAGACGCTAATTTGTTAGATTTTATAAATGCAGCTATTCAGGATTGTGAATCACAAAAAGAATGGCCATGGAGAGAGCATATAGAAACTATCAGTATAACTAATGGAGATAATACATATACTCCTGCTGCTGATTGGAAAACTACTTTGTCCCTTACGCTGGATGATCCTCCAGCGGTATTACAACGACGAACATGGAAGTGGACAAGGAGATTAGCATGGAGCAACTTAAAAGGTACGCCAGTATATTATACAGATCATGGAGGGCAATTTTACCTGTACCCAGTACCAGATGCTGCGTACACGATGAAGCATCGGTTTCTAAAAACTGTGGGTGTCCTTGCTGCGACAAGTTCAAGTGTTGCAAGTCCTGACTGGTTTGATCCAGTTATCGTAACAAAAGCGTCTTCGTATGTAGCGCAGAAACTACGTGATAGTGAATTGTATCAAATGCTTGAAACACAATATAAGCAGCAGATCAGAGGCTTTGCTGATGATGTAAGCAGAACGTATGAACCAGTAACAGTAAGTACACGTAGGGACTGGGAGTATGGATAATGCCTACAGAACAGCCAGAGGTTGTAACTTATAAAAATTGGAAGGCAGGCCCTTGGCATTCTTTAGGCCCTGACTATGGCCCTGAAAAAGGGTTTAATTACGACTGTCTTAATATGCAAGTGTACGCTAATGGTTCGTTAGGGCCTAGACCTTGCCTTAAGTCAATGTTTAGTGATATTTATCTTATGAGTGGCGCTTATCAATCCTTTGGTGCTGCTATTTGGTTTCAGGAAGATGATGCTGGAGGCCAAGCATTAAACACATCGTCAGATTCAGACGCTGCATTTATCCCTATTGAACTTAGTAGTGGCACAAAACGTTGGTACGACCATAGTGCTAATGCTGCTGTTGCTGCTAGTATCAGTGTTGATTTGGCCACTTTAAGAACGCCTTTAAAACCAAGTAGGTATTATCCAAGTGGTGGTGGTGGGGCTTGGGATGCGAGCACTGAAGCAGTAATTGCTTCTATGCCTTATTCAAAACTGGGAGATAAAAATGTCATATTAGGAGGTGACGGCTATCTATATAACCTTGATGATGCAGGTTCAGATGGGTACCAAACTATAACTGCTGGCACAGCAGAAACAAATTATGAATACCCTGCTAATTGGGACCCAACGGCATTATTCGCATGGAGAGATAGATTCTGGTCATGGGGAGATTACGACGATGGATCTAACCATGCAGGAAATAGAATACATTATTCTAAAGTAGGCGACATTAAACAATGGACAGCTTTAGGTTACATCGATATTGGAGCTGACGCAGATCTACCCATCGTTGGAGTATGGCCGGTATTTGACAATTTATTGATAGCCATGGCTGATAGCAGATGGTACAGGTACACGTTTACCGACGATCCTGATTTTGGTGAAATACGTTACATAGGAACAAAAGTTGTTCCTGATTTTGGCGTAACTGCTGCAACTACAGGAAGCGCAATAATATTTATAACTAAACAAAGCGGAATAGTAGTAGCTACTAAAGACTCTATCGACGACCAAACTTTTGCCCACATCCAAGTGCCTCAAGATGGTGACGATTCCCAAGATGTCTTCTTTTTACGAGGGATGTCAGCACATGCGCATAACGCAATATGTTTACCTTATATGGTTAAAACAGTAGGTGCCACAGTCCCAAATAACGTGCACAAGGGAGATAGATCTCTTGAGCTGGTTAACGGAGTGTGGACACAACATTTGTATTTTGGGCCAGGCGATGACAGCGTGTTAGCTCCTGCGTTTGTAGATGCTGTCCCTATGGGGAATGATCATTGGGGCTTTTTTGCAGCTCCTATTTATAATACTGCCAATTCGTCAACGAGTTTTGATGACAGATTCTACATGCGACCTGTTACATTAAATAGGCCGTCTAACAGTAACGATACATATACTACAAATACTGAAGTAGCTGATCATACTAACGATACTGATGATCGTTTTGAAGGTGCCGTATGGTTATCAACCTTCAGGCCAGAAGAAAAAAATAGTGCTGCTATAGAAAAAGTAATTATTGATTTTGATTTTTGGAACTCCTCTGGGTTCACAACTCCGGCATTTACTCTTAAAGCTGATTGTGTTCACGAAGGGGATGAGATAGCTACTATCACCGTAGGTTCTCTTGATGCTAGTGAATTAAGTGCTACTGGTGGAACTGTTTATAAACCTAAACGAGGGCGTGTGGTTTTACGTCCAGCAAGAATGCCCCTATCTTCTCAGATAGATATCAGTATTACAGGAATAAAATCAGTAGCTTTTAAGGAAGTATCAGTAGTTTATGCAATACAATCACAAACTCCTCTAACTAATATAAACACATGACAACTTGGGACGAATACATCAATAAAGTCAACACTGATATTGACTTTGATAGTCCGATATATTCCGCTATAAGCGTAGGCACAGGCATGATTCTGAATGGGAATCTTCGCCAAATCGATGGAGAAATACAAGCTAAAGGCATTAAACTTGACAGTGTTTCTTTGACTACCATTCAAACAGGTAGCGAAAGTTTTGCCGATAATGACACTAGCCTAATGACTAGTGCTGCGATACAGGACAAAATAGAAGCGTATGGATATAGCACTACTACTGGTGATATCACAGGTGTAACTGCTGGTACTGGTCTTTCGGGGGGAGGAGCAAGTGGAGCTGTCACTCTTAATGTATCTGGCCTTACACTATCTGAATTTGCTGGTGCTTCCATCCAAACAGGTAGTGAGTCGTTTGCCGATAATGATACGACGTTAATGACTAGTGCTGCAATACAAGACAAGATTGAAGGATACGGATATACAACTGCTACCGGAGATATTACTGGAGTGACAGCAGGTACCGGATTATCAGGTGGAGGAAGTAGCGGTGGTGTTACTTTATCCGTAGCTGATTTAGCTGTGTCTCATTTTGCTGGGGCCACTATCCAAACAGGTAGTGAATCATTCGCTGATAATGACACTACGTTAATGACCAGCGCTGCTGTTCAGGATAAGATCACTTCGTATGGTTATATCACTGGTGTAACAAATATTACTGGGAACGCTGCTACTGCTACAGCATTAGCGACAGCTCGCACTATTAATGGTGTGTCGTTTGATGGTACTGCGGATGTTACTGGCAATACTTCTATTACAGGTTCGTTGACTGTTGGTGTTGATGATACTGGCCATGATGTTACTTTTTATGGCGCAACGGCAAATGCAAAGTTTTATTTTGACCAAGCAGGAGACGAAGTTGAACTTGAAAATGTAGGTCTAAAAGTTTGGAAAAATTCTGGCTCTCCTTATCTTAATATGGCTTCGCACCATGACACTGAGTCTTCTTCAGGACAGTTAAATTTTAAAAAGTCTGATGGTTCTCGTAATTCTGCAGCGCTTGTTGATGATGATGCTGTATTGGGAAAGATTACGTTCGCAGGCTATGACGGTAATTCTTACGCTTACGGCGCAGAAATAAAAGCAATGGTAAATGGGACTCCTGCTGATGGCAGTATGCCAACTGAGTTGCTTTTTTATACTTCTGCGGATGGTAGCGAATCTCCTACGCAACGTTATCGTATTGGCTCTGATGGGATACATAATTTTGGGAGTGGTCAA